AGAAGTTAAAATCAATAGATAAGAAATGATTTCAGATTACAAAACAATATTAATAAATTTAAGTAGCTTCGGCATATCAATGACCAATATAGATATAGGACTAAAAATAATCCTTTTAAGCATAACAATAGGATATACTATTCAAAAATGGTATTTACTAAATAAAAATAAATAAATGCCTAAAAAGAAATTTTCTGAAACTAGAGTTGGTAAATTCTTAAAAGGTATTGCACCTAAGTTACTTGGAATAATTGGTGATGTTGTTCCAAGTGTAGGTATTTTAGATAAGGCTAAAGGCTTAATACAAAAAGATAGTAATATATCAAATGCTGATAAAGATATTGCCTTAGAACTGCTTAAAATAGATACAATAGAAATACAGGAGATTACTAAACGATGGGAGTCTGATAACTTATCTGATAGTTGGCTATCTAAAAATACAAGACCATTAACATTAATATTTTTAACTGTATCAATGGTGTTTTTAATATTATTAGATTCTTTAAATATTGAATTTGGAGTAGATAGTGAATGGATTGATCTTCTTAAATCACTTTTGATTACTGTTTATGTAGCTTACTTTGGTAGTAGAGGAGTTGAAAAATTCAAATCAATAGGAAAGTAGTTATTGATTATAATTCCTAAGTCTTTATTTTTATTATATTATTATTATTTTATTATTATATATTTATTTTATATTTATATATATTTTTAGATATATTTATTTATATTTGGTTATATGTTTAAATAAAAAAATTTAAATTTATTATTTTTATTCTACATAAAAAAATATTTTAATCAAAATTTTAAAATTATGCAATTCAAATTAGATGTAAACCACCTTTACAAAGAGGACAAGAAAGAAGAAAAAGATATGTATTCAATTAAGTTAGAAACATATAATGGAAAGGTAGAGGGTAAATTTGAAAGAAGTGAAATCAGGCACATTATACAGATCTTAGATAATGCCATCGAATAAAAAGGTAAGCAGAAGTAAATTAGTTAAAAAGCTAGATACTGTATTTAGTCAATATATTAGACTTAAAAATTCAGTAGATGAAAAAGCTACCTGCTTTACTTGTGGAAAGGTAGATCATTGGAAAAAACTACAGAACGGACACTTTCAATCACGTAAACATTATTCTACTAGGTGGGATGAAGTAAATTGTCAGGTGCAATGTGCAGGATGTAATGTATTTAAGTATGGTGAGCAATACAAATTTTCTGTAAATCTAGATGCTAAGTATGGTGAGGGAACTGCTGAAAGATTAAGCATTAAAGCACAACAAATAATAAAGCTATCAAACTTCGAAATAGAAGATATGATAAAAAGATATAAAAACTTTGTAGATTCAATGTAATTGACTACATTTGATTGTTCTGTTCTGTTACCTATGAAAAGGGGTTAGATTAATTTCTAATCCTTTTTTTTTGTCTTTTATTTTTAGTTATTAAATTTTTTGTTTATATTTGTTTAACGGAAATATTAATTAAATTAAAATTATGGTAACACAAAGAACAACTTTAAGTAAGGAAATTAAAACCTTAGAAGAACAATTAGGTCACGCAGTATTAAATGGTGATGCTTTTACTCAAATGGCTATTTATAAAAGGTTAGAGATAGCAAAATCAACATTATTAAATTTAGATTAAATGGTAGGCATTAACTTTTCACAGGAAACTACAAGTTCAACTGTACAACAGTATGAATTTAGAATAGAGGCATTACTAAAAAAGATAGAATTTTTAGAAGCACAAATAGAAGTATCAAAAGAATTTTTTAAATATAGATAAAATGAACAGGGAAAAACTATTAGAACTTTACAAAAAGTACGATTTACAAAAAGATGATGTTTACAAGCATCAGCATTATGTAATCATTACAAGGCAAGGTATTGAAAAAATACAGGCTAAAGAAAACATTACTATAACCTATGAGGTTGTAAAATGCGAAACTAACTTTGCAGTATTTAAAGCGAATGCATACCTTTCAGCAAAACCAAATACAATACTAGAAACTTTTGGAAGTGCATTAAAAGGTGCTAACTATAAAGACGGAAACTGCAATAGTTGGTATGTTGCTGAGATGGCAGAGAAACGTGCATTAAGCAGGGCAGTATTAAAACTTACAGGCTTTTATGAATTAGGAGTATTTGGAGAAGATGAATCAGATGATTTTAAAAAGAAATAATTAATAACTAAATAAATAAATTATGAGTACACTTATTACAGGATCAATTAGAGTTGACAAATTACCAAAGGAAAAATTTATAATGGGTAAAGACGGAGCAGTCTATTATAACTTTACTATATCAGTTCAAGATGAAACTAGATATGGAAACAACGTTGCTTTTATGGATAGCCAAACCAAAGAAGAAAGGGATGCAAAAGTTCAGAAGAATTACTTAGGAAATGGAAAAGTAGTTTGGACTGATGGAAATATCACTTTAGCAGAAAAAGAGGAAGCTAAAGTTGAAGCAACTGCTGATGCAGACTTACCATTCTAAAACTAACCAATTTTAATAAAAAGGGTATAGGTTTTATTATCTATACCTTTTTTTTTATATATTTATAAAATAGTTATAACTTTAAGGGAATATAAATGACAGAAAAACAGAACGAACACAATATGTTAATGCAGTTTATAGAAGAAGACTGCTTTGTAGATTCAAAAGAAAAAATAGATTATCCTCCTGTTGCATTATCGTATGGAGAAAAGGTAGTTAAGTCTAATAAAGTTGAGGGGGATTTAATAGTACCAATTCCGATTGGAACATTTGGCAACTTATCAGTAGTTACTGCACCACCTAAAACAAAGAAAACATTCTTTATATCACTACTAGCATCTTGCTATTTAAGTGGTCAAAATACATTTGGAGGTAATATAAAAGGACATAGAGGTAATAACGGACACCTTATACATATTGATACAGAGCAGGGACTATGGCATTGCCAAAAAGTATTTGAAAGGGTACATAAAATGGACTCAAGTATTAATTCAGAAATTTATCATACCTTTGGGTTAAGGTCAATAGACTATAAAATGAGAATTGAATTTATAGATTACTATTTAAAAGAAAGAATTAAAACTCCATCTTTATTAATTATAGATGGAATTGCAGACTTATGTTCTGATGCTAATAATATTTCAGAAAGCAATCAATTAGTTCAGAAATTAATGGAATGGTCATCAATATACAAATGCCACATTATAAACGTTATACATCAAAACTTTGGTAGTTCAAAACTAGGTACAGGACATTTAGGTAGTTTCTTAGAAAAGAAAGCAGAGACAGTTATACAACTAGAAGCCAATACTGTTAATAAAGATTGGGTTACTGTAAAGTGTGGAAGATCTAGAGGATATTCTTTTGATACATTTAGTTTTGAAGTTAATGATTTTGGATTACCACAAATAATAGAAAACCTATACGACCCATTGAAATAATGTCAAATAAAGAAGTTATATTATTACTAGCTAAAAAGCATAAAACGTGGATAGACGTTGTAAGTTCTTTTGGGTGTGATAAAACAATAGCTGAGGACATTGTACAGGAAATGTATATGAAAGTACTACCTAAGATAGAAAATGGCTTAGACATCGTTTATTACGATAATGACATTAACTATTACTACATTTATAAGGTACTAAAAACTTTATACATAGATCTAAAACGAAAAGGTAAAAATATTACAATGATTAATATTGAAGATACTAATTACTCTAAATTAGATTGCGATGTAGATTATGATAAAGCCTATGATAAAATCAAAGCAGAATTAAATACGATGTTTTGGTATGACAGAAAAGTATTTGAAATAATAAATGAGGGAGAAAGTATAGCAGATTTTTCAAGAAACTCATACATAGAATATTTTTCACTTTATAATACATACAGAAAGGTAAAAGAAAAACTAAAGAAATTAATATGATTTATAGGTATCCAAAATCATTTTGGAAAATAGCAGACGAAATTGGTAATGCAAGAAATGTATTAAATACAGAATTAAGAAAAAAGAATCCTAGATACGACAGAGGAGAAAAAAACAAGCACGTTGATCTAGCAGGGTTATTAGGTGAATTAATAGCAATGGATTATCTAACAAATAAAAACATTGACTTTAGTATGGAAAAATTACTTTCACCATATCCAACAAAAAGTGCAGATTTTGTTTTTAGAAATAAAAGAATAGATGTTAAATCTACGATTCATTTTCCTAAAGCACATTTGCTTGTAAATTATGAAGCACACCATAAAGGAAAAAATGTAATTGATAAATATTGGTTTATTTATATTTTAGATAAAACTACTGCAGAATTTTATTTTGTAGATTATGATGATTTAAGTAATTGGGATTATAAGGTTATGGGACATACAAAGGCATATTATAAAAAAAGAGAAAACTTATGAAAGTTTTAGAGTTATTTGCAGGAAGTAGAAGTATTGGAAAAGCAGCTGAAAGTTTAGGTTATGATGTTTTTAGTAGTGATGTAAATGACTTTAATAAAATAGATTATGTAGTTGATATATTAAATTTTGATATAAAAAAAGTTCCATTTCATCCTGATATTATATGGGCTAGTCCACCTTGTACAACTTATAGTATTGCTGCTATTTCACACCATAGACCTAAAAATAAACCATTGTCTAATTTTGCAATTAAAAGCGATTTGATTGTAAAAAAAACATTACAAATTATTAAAGAATTAAATCCTAATAAATGGTATATTGAAAATCCTAGGGGTTTATTAAGAAAACAAAATTTTATGATTGGCTTACCAAAAACAACAGTTTGGTATTGTACCTACGGAGATAATAGAGCAAAGCCTACAGATATTTGGAGTAATAATATAAGATCATTATTAAATATAAATGGATGGCAGCCTAGACCTGAGTGTTTTAATGGAAATAAAAATTGTCATCACGAATCAGCACCTAGAGGAAGTAGAACAGGAACGCAAGGAGTAAAAGGTAATTATAATAGAAGTAAAATACCAAATCAACTTTGTTTAGAAATTTTAAAATCAGTATAATGAAATTAGGAGATTTAATTTATTACATAACTAAATACACAGGGATAAAATACCTTGTAGAAAAATACCATACTTACAGAGGAACAAAATGCAACTGTGATAAAAGACGTGAAAGTCTTAATAATATAAAAATTAAAAGATGGTAAAATTTGAAAAAGAAGATAGAAGTGATTGGAGAAAATTCAGAATGGGTAAAAAGCAGCACTTATCCCCTGAAGAATTTGAATTGGTTTGCCAACTCCACGCAAAGTACCACAAGCATAAATTTTATAAACCCTGTACTTGTAACCCAAAAACAATAGTTCAATGGATTAAAGACTTGAATATCATTTGGGACAATGGGATTAAAAAAAATTAATAAGTGGGAAAAGGCAGTTGTATTTCTGCTTAACCTAGATGGGTGGGATTTAGAATGGTGTGGTGATGGTTTCACTAGATACGATGCAATCGGTAAAACACCAAAGGGTAAAGACTGCGTTATTGAAATGAAGTTTCGTAAAACCTATTACGAACAGAAAATGCTTGAGAAAGACAAGTACGATGCTTTAATATCATTAGATAAAGATGTAATTAAATTATATTTTGTTAATGATCCCAAAGGAAACTTTCTATATTGGCTAAACAATCTACAAATGCCAAAGCCTGTAAAAAAATATTGTCCTGATACTACAATGTGGACAAAAAAAAGACTTCTTAAAGATGTTTATTTACTAGAAGAAAACGATGCTAGTATAATAAATATTAATATTTCTTAAAAACAGTTATTAAATTTTTCTGTTAATTAAATTATTAATTGTATATTTATCTATTATTAATTTTAAACAAACAGAATATGATAGTACAAAAAATTGAAGTATTTGAAAATATTGATTTAGAAAAAATTATTCATAAATTTAGTTTTATTGAACAATTAATAGCAATGAATTGCAATAAAAATTGGAATCCAAATCAAATTAAAATAAATGGTAATATTTTAAAAAATTGGAGTGAATTAAATAATTATAAATTTTAAATTAAAAACAAATGACAACAGAAACAAAACAATCAAATTTATCAATAGCTTTTGATGATTTAAGAAACCTTAATTTAGGTTTAACAACAGACCAATTCTTAGATTTAAATGAAATACTTTATGATTTAGCTACTAAGCAACATTTAAAAGGTATGGAGGATGCAAAAGAAATTTACAAAAATTATAATAATATTTAAAAACAGAACAGATGTATAAATTACCAAAGTACAAGCAAAATTTATCAATTCAAGGAAATAACGTTTGGAGTTATTCAACAATAGTAGCAAGAATTGACGGAAGTAAATTACACCAATTAGGTTATTGGTCTATGACTACGCAAAAGCATATCAACTATGTAGCTAAAGAATTAGATTTAACTTTAATTAAATGAAAGTAAATGAAGCACTATGGGGTGAGGTTAAAAAATCAATCGAATCCCATACAGAAAAAGACCAATCTATAACTGATATTACAATCAAGTTTAGAATAATAGAAAATTCAGATTTAAGAAATTATTTACAAATAAATTTATCACAATATGACAGACAGTAAAACTACATACATACACGAAACAAATCATCTTTATTGCCAAGACGGAGAATTCCATATAGGATATGGGGAAGATAATTGGGTAGTGTATAATACAGACCAATTAATCAAAGACTTGCCATTTATTATTAATCAAGTTATAAAGGAAAATAAAAAGATGCAGGAAATGTATCTAGATTTAATTAAAGAAGAATTAAAAGAATTATGAAGCAGAAAAAAACAACTATAAACATTGGGGATTTAGCTAGGCATTGTATGAAGTCAATAGCAGAGTTTCCTATGTTAGAAAGGCAAATAAGGTATATTTATATAAATGCTTTAGAAGATATTGAAAATGGGGAATTAGAAGATAACACTTGTCAAAATGCGATAATGTATATCGAGGGAGCAATACAGGATATATTATGATATTATTAGTAGATGCAGACAGTTTGATTTTTGCAAGTTGTTACAAGAAAAGAGAGCATCCTGAAGATGAAAAGTATTATACAGACATAGCTGATGCTAGAAGTAAATTTGATGAACAATATATGGCTATTGTAAACCACTTAGAAGAACTTTATAATATAGATAAGGTAATTACATTTAGTGGGTCAAAAGGTAACTTTAGAAAGCTAATTACTAAGAAGTACAAAGCTAACAGAAAGAAGCAGGAACTACCTCCATTATTACACGAAATGCATCAATTTGTAAAAGATCAATATGATTCTATTTATGGTTATGGTGTTGAAACAGATGATATGGTTGCTAGGTATTGGAAAAAACTTACAGAAGAATTAGGAAGAAATGAAGTTATGATAGTATCAATAGATAAAGACTACAAGCAGTTCCCTTGTTTGATGTATAACTACCATTACAAACACCAAGAAATACTAGATATATCAGAAGATGAAGCTATGTATAATTTTTATGAGCAGATGATAATGGGAGATACTGCAGACAATGTAAATTATTTTAAAGGGAAAGGAAAAAGGTTTGCAGAAAAGTATTATGCAGATTGCCAAACTAAATACCAATATACTAGAAAGCTATATGAATTATTTAAACAAGAATACAAGGGTAAAGCAAGACAGAAATATTCTGAATGTTATAACCTTTTAAAACTATTAACAGAATGACAAAAAAAGAAATACAAAATCAATTAGATGAAATATACAATCATATTTTTACTAATTATGAAGAAAATGAATGTATTGATATTTTAAATTCAATAGATGAAATACAAAATAAAATAGATGATTTATGAAAGCAACACAGACACATTACGATAACGGAAAAGATTACGATATTATAGACGTATGTAACGATTACTCTCTTAACTTTAACAGAGGTAATATTGTAAAATATATCGTTAGAGCAGGAAAGAAAAAAGATGAATTAGGAGACTTATTAAAAGCAAAAGATTATTTAGAACGAGAAATACAAATTTTAAGAAATAAAAATGGATAGAAATTATAAGAAAGTAGCAGAGGGTGTAGTTGAAATGACAGGAGTGGATATATTTTTAAACACTAGACAAAGAAACTATGTAGAATTAAGGGCATTGGTTTGTTATATTCTTAGGGAAAAGCTAGGGATGAGATGGACTAATATTGCATATTATTTTGAATCAATGGGTAAGACTATGAATCACGCAACTGTAATTCATTTAGTAAAAAATTATGAAACATACAAAATGTATAATAAATCTTTGCAAGAAATAGAAGATACCTTTAATTTTAAAAGTGAATTAAATTATGATGAGATAGATAAGATACATTACCTGCAGGGCAAATGTGATAACTTTGAAAGAAAGTATTTAGATTTAAGAAACAAAGTAAAGAATGACCCAATTATGAATGTATTGCACGACATACCAAAGGATAAATTAAATGAAATAATTGAAAAG